ACTCTAACTACATGAATAATTGTTTCCGCATCGTCTAATGAGGTAGCCGTATACGGAACAATTAAATCATCTGCAGGAACAAATTTAGAAACTGTTCTCTGCATAATCTCGTCGTAATAAACTTTTTTAAATGTAGATCCAGCTAGAGGTAAATAAAATAACATCTGATCAAATTCAGATTCATATTCTTTCATATCATTCATGATTTGGTAATTCATGAATTCTTTTACTCTTATAGATTGTTGTTCTTTGTCTGGAGTTGGTAGTCCAACAATCTGTGTTCTAACTGGACCTTGAGAGGGTAGTAGTTCTTTATATGCTAAAGATTGAAACTGTGTAACAGCTTCAGCTAAAACTGGGTGAGTTGCACCTGAAGCTCCTCTAAATGGTTCTGAGCTTTCTTCATATTTAAATCCTAACAGATCTAAACCTTTTGTGTATGAATGCTCCCAATCTTTTCTAGAATTTTTATAATCTTGATAATTATCATATAACTCACTACCAATTGTGTGTAATACTTCATCTGGTAATAATTCTGCAAGATTTGCAAAATGATCATTACCTTGTTCTTGATTAGCTGCAGACGGATCAAAATTTACATCAACACTTCCATCTTCATTTGTCTGAATATCTATTGGTTTTTCTGGTTGTTCTTTTCCTAACTCTACCTGTATGTCTTCGGGACTAGGAATAGTTATTTCTTTTCTTACCTCGTTGGGTAAGGCTTTGTCTATGTTGTCTGCCATTCTTTTTCTCCAGTTTAATTGTTTTACCAGTATTATAATTAATATTCAACCCCTGTGGTGTTGGCCCTGATTTTGGTGGTGGTCCTGACTTTTTACCTATCATTATGCACCTGAAAACTCTCCAAAAGAAAATTCATCTCTTTGTCTTGCAAGCTCTTGTCTTTCTTCTGGTGACATAGCTTCTAACTCTTGATATCTTTCATAAGCATCTTTTGCTAAACCTACTGCTGTTAGACCTGCACCAACTGGTGTAAATAATCTTGCTGCTCTACCAAAAGGATTTGCTGCCACTCTACCTAATGTAGATAAAATACCGGCGCCTCTAGGTGCGAGTTGACCTACTGTTCTTCTTCCAAGCTCTGGGTATAATAATTCTATACCAACCATTGGATCTGCTAAAGCTTCAGGTAAACTTTCACCTTTTTCTAAATTTTCTTTTATTGTTGTGCCAGCAAAAGTTGCAGCAACTGTTGGTGTGCTTACTACTCTAGCAACATCACCAAGTCCTGTTAAAATATTTTTAGGGTCAAAGAATGGGTTTGCGCTTAATTGTTGTCCTACATTTACTCTAGCCATTAAATCATCAGGAGATCCAGCAATTGTTTTTTTTGTGGTTGCTCCAGGTGAAGCCATAAGCTCTGTCGATGTGTCAAAACCTAAATTTAAAATATTTCCTTTTAAAGTTATAGGATCTACAATAATTGGTTTTAAAACATTAGCAGCTTTACTTCCTTGTTTACCACCTGTTGCAACTATTTCTGATATTTCAAAATTAATTTTATCTAATTGTTTTTGTAAAGAAGGTGTATTTTTTCTTTTCATTTTATTAATTAACTTTAACTGTTTGCTATATTTAGGTTTAAGTTCATCATTTAATTTTTCTGCAACTACTTGATTAACCTCTGTTGCTTGTATGGCAAGCGCATCGATTGGATAGTCTATACCTAATTTTTTAGCTTGAAAAATATTTGCTGTATGTGCTAATTCAAATTTTTTACCAAAGCCTGTTTTTTGTTTTGTTCGTTTAACTCTTTCTTCAAATTTTCTTCCCTCACCAATAACTTGTTTTCTTTTTTGTGCAGCTTTTTCTACCCCTCCTACATTTTCAGGACCTCTTGCACTAGCTTTGTAATCAAAACCTTCAGCAATTAATTCTTCTTTCCCCTTAGTCATCCAAGTAGGAGTTCCAGCTTTTGGGTTTCTAATTAATTTAAATTCTTCTATAACTTTTTTCTTTGCCTCATTGGGTGTATTACCTGCTCTAACAAGTTCTTTAAATCTTTTAACTCTTGCATCTTGTTCTTGTTTTCTAGATATGTTGAGTTCTTTTAATGATTGAGGATTACCTGGATTTCCTAGTTGAAACCCTTGACCAGTTCGTCCACCATTTGCAAATTTTTGTCTTGGTCGCAACAGATACGCCATCATCTCATTGAATTCGTGTATCTTCATTATACCTTTAATATTTCAGCTAGTCCGCCGTCTGCGTTTTTAGTTCTGTCTGTTGGATCAAAGTCTTCTAACATTTGTTTTTCTCTCAAATCTTGTTCTAACTTTTCTTTTAATTGTTGATCAGTCATTAATCCTTCATCAAAACCATATTTTTCTTTTGGTTTTGGTAGTTCACTTCCAAAATTTTCTGCTTCTCTTTTAAACAATTTTTCAAACTCATCACCTATTTCTTTAAAACTACCCCCTTGAAATGCATCTGGAAATTGTTCTTCCATTCTTGCAACAGTAGCAACTGCATCTTCACCATATGCTTTTCTAAATACATCAATTGGATCAACACCACCTTGTCTAACTCCAGTGATTGCATCTAAATCTTTTTTATCAGGTATTGTAAGTGATTTATCTTTTAATCTTCGTTCTAAAAATTCTCTAACAGCAGTTCTAATATTTGCTTCTTGTGGTCTTGTTCCTAATCTTTTTCTATTAGCTATTGTTTGTAAAGCATTTTCAACCATTTCTTTTTCTGTTGGTGCATCTAAACTTGTTATACCTTCTTTTTTAGGTGTAACATTTTTCATAGGCACTATTTCACCTTTCTTAGTCTCTTGTTTCTTGATGCCTGTCGCTGGCTTCTGGAATAATTTATTTAGTCTTGTTTTCAAGACTCCGGTAACTTCACCAAACTCTCTTCTTGCAAAATCTAATATCTGTGATTTAGTTAATGCATTTTGATTGTATAAACGTTTTGCTGCGTTTAAAAATCTTATAAGTTCAATTGTTAATTTTATAGCCATAATTTACCAGTAATATTTATACTTTGTTTTTTTACGTTTTTCATCTTCATAATCTTCTGGGTGGCTGATTAACCCTCCCTGTCTAAATCTCATAACAGCTTGTGTCGTACTATCAACCAAGTCATCATGATCTCCATATGGAAATGCAGCACACTCTTCTACCACTTCTTGAGCGAACTGTTTATCTAAAGGTGCCCATATCTTACCACTTTCAAACAAAGGTGCAACAGAATTAACTCTAGTGTGTTTGTCATTACCTTTGGACGGTGTAAAATTTACAACTGGTATACCCATGTTTCTAAGTTCGTATGTAAGTGGTAAACCCGATGCTTTCGATTCAATTAATACAGTTTCTGGTTCCCAATAATCATATTGTTCTTTTGCAAGTCTACGTAAATCTGGAAACTCTAATCGTTCTTTGATGGCATCTAATAATATCATTTGTGGAGGCCCATCTTCATTTAATCTAAATATACCCCACGTAGTAATCGCACTAAAGTCTGCAGATTCTTTTTTCATGAAAGCAGTATCATAAGATTGTATGACATGATCTAATCTTGGAATATGATCCTTATCCCAATTGTTCCACCATTCTCTTTTTAAAATAGCTCCTTCTTCAGAGGTTGGGTTTTGCATCCATTGTGCATTCCATTTGCCGAGTGATAAGGATGCCTTAACTCCTTCGAGTTCTTCTAGCTTCCAATATTCCGGCCATACAGGTTTACCACTCGGCATAATCGCCGGAAACTCTACCAACTCCCATTGATCAGATTTGGGTTCTGTTTGGTTCTTTATAAGAATTCCAGTTAAATCTTTTACGTTCCATCTAGTCATAACGCAAACTATTTTTCCACCTGGTTGTAAACGTTGTCGTGGTCCTGAAGTGTACCACTCGTATGCTTTTTCTAATGCACCCATGTTGAGTGCGTCTTGTTCAGAATGCGGATCATCTATGATTAATAAATCAGCACCTCGACCTGTGATCGCTCCACCGACACCAGCAGCAAAATACTCGCCACCTTGAGCAGTTTCCCAGCGACCAGCGGCTTGTGAGTCTTCCCTTAGTCTTGTTTTAAATACTTGTTGATACTCCGGTGAATCAATCAAAGTTTTTGCTTTACGACCGAATCTAACTGCTAGTTCTCCGGTGTGGGTCGTCTGTATGATTTTTAGTTTTGGATTCTGCCCGATCATCCAAGCAGGCAACAGGGTTGAAGCGAACTCAGATTTTGTATGCCTTGGGGGCATGTTAACAATGAGTCTTTTTATTTTACCACTTGCAAGATCATTAAATTTTTGTGCAATAATTTTGTGGTGTTCACCTTCAATAAAATCAGGCCATATTCTTTTGGTAAACTCTAGAAAATCATTTTGTGCTTTTTCTCTCTTGTCTTCTTCTTTAAGAGAAAAAAATAATTTTTTAACTCGTTTTCTAATATCGGGAGGTAGTTTATTTATTTGATCTATATTATATTTTTGCATTTCGAAAAATTTTTTGTAAAATTTTTTTACATGTTTGTTTTAGCCCAAAATGAATTTATCGGTATTGACCATGAAAATCAAGCAATATAACCGTAGGTTGTGGGACCCCTTTGTATATACATAAATTAAATAAACAAAAGATTTCGGATTTTGGAATTGGCTTGGTACCTCTATTACATTTCTATTCTTGTATTCGTCCAGGTATAACCATTAGCACTTGACGTTTCTTTTACCGGGTCCTTGATTGGTGTTTCTAGTGCCTCGCGCCTTGGTGCTATTGCAACGACACTTGTTATGTGTTCTCTAATAAAATCCATTAGGCAACCTTGATTACAAAAGTAATCCCAAACCATTGGTTGTTCTAGTGTACTACCATAATTATATCTGCCATGTTTTATTCTAATAGTTCTTAGTACCTTATTGCCTTTGCTGCCTCGCACTCTTGATAGTGTACGATTGGTATGGCAACTTGGTCCATGACACCAGTTATAACTCATGATCTACACTCCTCTCTAAATTTATCTCGTTGTTTTTCTAAAGCAAAGTAAGTTTGGTTTTCATGCCTTAGTGTATGATTAACTCTATTCAATAAAGTTTGTAATCTTATTCTTTTTTTTCTTTGCAATTCATTATCCCAAACCCAAATTGCGCAATCAACTTTATCTGTCATGGTCTAACCCTCCATGTTGTAGAAGCAGTTCTATATCCATGTGCGTCTAGATCATAATAAACATAATAAGGGACACCTTGTTTTGATGTT